GTGTCAATCGTATATTCCACAATGCCGTCAGCTCCACTGGAAGAAGTAAAAGCAACAATAGCGCGGTTAATTCCGTCCAAAAGCACCTTGTCATTTCTCAAGGTATTGCGCCAGAATTCAACCCCGCTAATTTCTCCAACTTTATTCACATCTTCCAGAAGCATTCCCATTGCACTGTCTCCACTAAATCAACTTTTCCACTTTATACCCACAATGCACCGCGCAGGTTTTCCCGGCTCCTGAAAGCCAGCTGCACACCATTCTGTTTAAACCCGTCCTGCTCCAGGACGATAAAATATTTTGTGTTGTACACGGCCACAAGAATCGCAACATGGCCGTATTTATTCGTTTCAGATTTATCCCAGATTAAAACATCGCCCCGCGAATAATCCGCAAGAGCAGAGTCTGGAGTCACATTCACATCACCAGGATTATCAAAAATCTTTCTTGCACCACCATCAGCACCAAGAGCCGGAAACTGCTCTTTGCCCCATACATCGTGATAATACTGACGGGCAAGGTCTACACACTGAAAGGATTTATCTCCCTTAAAATCCTTGTCAGTATAGTCAACTTTTTTCCCCATATAAGTACGAATAAAGCTTGTTAAGGACATCATTTTTCCACCTCACAAGCTTCTTCTTTTTTCTCTCCCTTCTTTTCGCTCCAGTTGTCTTTTGAAATATTGAAATCCATCACACCCAGGCTGATGGCATAAGCAAATCCGCAAACCTTCCAAATCTCGTCAATAGTCGCGCTTCCCAAAAGTCCGAACCATGACAAAACACTTCCAAAAATACCCAGCACAATAATCAGAAGCTTCACCCATTTGCTATATTCTTTATTTTTCATTTTCCAAACTCCAAAAAAAAGCAGCTCCGGCGCACTGGAGAGATATAGAGTAAATGCGCCGCAAGCTGCCCTAAATTATTTTTCTGCCTTGATGAAGAGAGAGCAAACTTCACTCACAGCAGTAGATACAATTCCAATTGCAGCAATAATCTGCACAGCATAAGTAGGCTTTAAAAAAGCAACTACTGAACTCGCAATAGTAGCAACTCCACCAGTCACACCAACAATCAATTCATAAGTCTTTTTCTTCATAGTTTTTCACTCCTTGTATAGTTTTTCATACAGTTTTTTTATCCCTTCATAATCTTTTTCAAGCTCTTCATAATAAATATGAAATTCCTGCATTCTGATTATCCACTCGCCCGGAACCGTCACAGTGTTGTCTGCATTCCTTTCCTCCCCTTCAAGATCCGGGAAAATTGGAAAATCCAAATCCGGCACATAAGGCTTATAAACAACCTTAGTTGTGCTTATGCAGCCCGTTAAGAGCATTATCAAGAGCATCCCCATGATGCAGCTCATCAATCTTCTCTTTAGCTTCTTTCCTGTTTTCGCTCTTAACATCCGCTTCCTTCCTGCTGCCGTCCAGGCTCCTTCTAAGCTCATCAATCGTCTTGTTATTGTCTTCATATAAAGCCTTGTACTTATTCGCGTTTGATTTCTGCCTTTTCGCATAAATCACGCAAAGCCCAAGCCCCACGGCAAGAGCAGCACAAAGCCAGAATAAAACCTTCGCAAGCATACAAGCCCCCTATTTCAGCCCCACCTTAGAGGCAACATAACCGGCAATTATAACCAGAGCCCCCTTAAAGATGTAATCAAACCAGTTACTATTCTTTTCAGTTTTATGATCATTCACAGCAAGCTTCACTTCCAGGGCTTCCACTCTGCTGGTAAGTTTTTCTATTTCCGCAGCTCTAGTGTCCATTCTCGAAGTCAGATGTTTTACATCGTTTCTGATTTCAACAATCCCCTCAAGAATTTTTTCAACTTTTTTACTGCTTAACTCTTCTGAGTTATCCTCATCGCTCATCTTTCTAATCCTTCATATTCTGCATCTTGATCAGACCAGGAATCAAAGGCTCATACCAGAATTTCAAATCATCCAGGCTAAGCTCTTGCGGTCGCATCGGCAAATGATAATTCTGATAAATCTCCCTTATCATCACCGGCACCCCAACGACAGCCTTCACCATCTGCCGCCGTCCTTTCAGTGCAATCTCGACCTTTAGCCCGCTATAAAAAAACCAACTATGTTAGAAATGACTTTATAATCATTATTAGCAATATTTGAAAACCAGCGAATATCCTGCCCTGTAATAGCAGAAGCTACCGCCATAGTCTTATGAACGCCTTCCTGTTCCTTGAATTTGTCCATAGCCATATATGCAGCACCAGTCGGATTTTTTAAAACGATTTTTTCACCGGCATATCCTTCAGGGCTTTTGCTGCTGATAACATATTCAAAATCACAATTGTCATTCAAATAAAGATTTCCACGCTGTAATTCTTTCAGTAGTCTTGGAATAGAAGCATCAAGCACCTTTTTTCCGTTCCCGTCAGTAACATAGATGTCGATGTCTTTATCTTCCGCCCAGCGTTCAAGTTCCTTCATTGCCATTTCTTCATTCATCACATTTTCTTTTTCCATTTGTTTGCTCCGTTAAAAAAAATACAGGCAGGGGCCGCAGCCCCGCCTATTCAATTACAAATATCTCCAGTCCCCGGCAAGACTTATAGCCATTGTGTTAGCCTTACCGTCCAGAACCTTCTCATCAGTAATCTGCATATTGCCACTGATGAGAGTGCCATCAATCTTTGTTGCACTGATAGGCACAAAATCAAGGTTAGCCGCAGCCTCTTCTATGAATGCCTCATCACCGCGCGAATCATCGGTAACAATATTGATGTCAGTAATTGTACCAACAACACGAGTCTTCTTAACTCTCGAAGTGCCATCAGAGTTGGCAACCACTTCATTTTCAAAACCTGGCATTTTGAATTTTGGCTCGTCTTCTGAGTCACAAGTAAAACGCCTGCCGTTAATAACGATACTTTCTAAAGCTCCGCCTGCTTTCGACATATTCTACCCCCCTAGCCCAGATACTGACCAAAATAAACATCGCCGGAAATTACTTCCACGTTGCCGCTAACCTTCACAGGGAAGATATAGTTAATTCTCTTTGAATTCTCACTATCAATCTTTACTTCAAGATTTTCGATTGTGAATTCAACATCACTAATCAAAGCAGCTTCGCCAAGCGATACCGCAAGGTTAGCAAACCAGGTTTTAAACATCTTAGGCTGTACAGCTGTCGGATTAGTTGTTGCCTGATCATCTGGAACAAGAGGCGCACCCTTTACCTCATCACTTTCAGTGATAAGGCGCAAGTTATACACAATATTCATCAGCTTTACAGCATCAACAACATAACGCCATGCAGGATATTTGCCTGCACTTGTTGGATGATAGAAAGTAACAACGTCATTCAGCTCAGCTACGCTGCCATTAGGAATACTTGTAGAAGCTCCCTTCATCACAGCCTGATTTCTTACAACGTAACTTTCCTGTGCGGCATCACTACCGCGCTTAATTCCCTTCAAAGTTCCCTTATAGTTCTGAGCCGGATTCTTGTCAGCAGTTGTCAGAATGTCTAACAAACCTCTAGCACCAACAACAAAAGGAAGCTCAGGAGCTCCCACACTTTCAATAAGGAAATTGATTCTGTCAGTAGGACGTGCATCAGTGATTGCAGTTCGTGTTGCATAGTCATCAGTACAACCATGAGCAACAAGACCCCCGCGCTTAGCAAGCACATCCCAGGCACTTTCACCCCATTCCTCATACACATCAAGCAGAGCCGAAGGACTCTCACCGTCTTTATAGTCAAATGTATCAAGGATGAATGTCTCCCAGATTTCTCCAATCTTAGCAAGAGCTTCATCTACATCAGGCACGCCAGCACCGTCAGCAAATGGAGCTACAGTTATAGCAATTCCAGGAATATCACCAGCAACAGAAAGACCGATTCTATTACCAAGTGAACCGCTCCATCTTGCAGTCAGCTCTATTACATCAGGATTACCCTCGCTGCCAGGCACAAGCAAAGCAGTCACGCATCGGTCACTTTCAGAGTTAATAACGCGAACAATTTCCTGATTGATTGCAGAAAGTTCTTCACCTTTTGCAACAGTCACAAGAATATCAAGACCGCCCACAGTGATTGTAATGCGTGAGGCTGCACTAGCAGCCTCACCAGTCAAAGTGAGAGAGCCCTTTGCAGCAATAAAATTTTCACCAGCTTTTACCGGTAAAATAGTGACAGGAAAAGTCGCCATGCTTCCAGCTGTCGGAAACAGCTGCTTAGCTGCAAGATGCAGCGGGCTTCCATACCCGAATCTTTCAGCCACACTTGCGGCACTGCCGTCACATTCATATTTATCAAGACTGTAAATTGCGTCATCGTTTCCCTGACCAACAATCACAAGCCTCTGAGGAAGCATACTTGCATTCCCCTTATTAAAGTTCTTAGGAGTAACTTCAATGCCAGTAACTCGACTGACCGCACTTGCGCTAACACCCATAGCCCTTCTTCTCCTTATTCAGAACCAACAAGAATTTTTCCATTCTCGTCAGTAATAATTCCGTTAATTTCCCAGTCAAGAATACCGTCGGTAATCTCAACGTCCTCAACATAAGGCACCGTTAAAGTAATTCGCACAATCCGCACCCGAATTGCACTTTGACTATTATCCGGCTCAAAAGCCTGGAACTTCCAGCCCACATTCCCCACAATTCCCCTGAGCCGGAAAAAAGTATTTTTCTCAGCTCTAAGAATCCGGCGGCAAAGCCTTGCAGTTTTCCAGGCCTTCAGCCCGGCCCTCATGCCAAAATCTTCGCTGCTGCCAGTGTTTCCCGTTGCATAAACATCCAGATACACAGTTGCAACCATATTCTGATTGTTAACGCTTCCCGTTCCCCTCTGACCGTCAGAAGACTCAACACTCACATTCACACACGGGAAAGGATTGCTTTCCGGCTCTTCATCGTCCACGTACTGCAATGGGTTTTCATTTTCCACATATACAGCCACGTCATAATCTCGTCTGGATCTTACTCCAGCCTCAGCCGCAAGCTCAGCCTGATGTGCAAAGTCTACCGCAAGCAAAGCCGCAATCTGGTCGCGGATAATTTCGATATTATCCGGCTCACTCAGAAGCGTCTCACAGGCAGGCTCTATAATCTCAGGCATTGCTCTCATCCCCCGCATCTTTTAAGCTCGCCACCATAAAGAGGCGATTCCACCCGACCGTCCTGTCAGGCTCGCAGAAAGACACAAACATCTCTTGTGTCTTCCCGTCCAGGTCAACCCAGCTCAACCGCCAGCCCTTACGCGGATAAAGAATCTTTCCTTCATCCGCCACTCTTGCAGCAACATAAGTGGCCCAGCAAGTCCGGCCAGCAACCTTATTTCCCTCGGTGTCAAAGCTATAGCCAATATCCGAAAGAATCATAGGAACGTCCGGCCATTCATTGCCGTCAAGGCTAGTCAATGTCGCTAAGACATTTCCTGCCTGACTCCCCTCAATCGTCACCGCTGCATCCCGGCGGGCAAGCTCACGCAGATTCAAAGCTTATGC